ATTTGACAGTTTCCGCAATTTCTGATTCGATACAATCAGAACACTAAAAGAATATGAAGCCCGAGAGATGGTAAGCCATGACCCTGCTAACACAAGAATTTGTAGATACTTACGCCCATAAGACACCCCCATGGGGATTTGGTGGAATGGGGGAAGTCGTGTATCTACGAACTTATAGCAGGTCAAAAGGTGACGGCACAATTGAGACGTGGCCTGAGACTCTACAGCGTGTCATAAATGGTGCTGGCGAAATCGGAGTTGATTACACAAAAGCTGAAGCGGAACGTCTTTTCGACCACATGTTTAATTTGCGTTGCTCATTTTCTGGTCGTGCCTTATGGCAGTTGGGCACTCCGTTAGTTCAAAAACTAAATGGAGCGAGTCTCAATAATTGTTACTACGTGAACATTGAGACCATTGAAGACTTCGAATTCTTATTCGACATGCTGATGCTCGGAGGAGGCGTTGGATACTCGGTTGAGCGGGCAAAGATCCATGAACTTCCTAAAGTAAAGACAGGCGTGTCAATTACACATGAACGAACAAATGATGCAGACATTATCGTTCCAGATTCACGACAGGGTTGGTCGCGGATGCTTCATTCAACCCTTAAATCCTATTTGGATACAGGTAAATCTTTTTCTTATTCCACGATTCTAATTAGAGAATTTGGGGCAAAGTTAAAAACGTTCGGAGGAACTGCCTCTGGACCGGGAGCACTTATCGACGGCTTGGCAGACATTTGTTCTGTCATGGATAACCGTGCTGGTAAGAAACTCCGAAGCGTAGATGTCTTAGACATTTGCAATATTATTGGCAGGATTGTTGTTTCAGGTTCTTCTCGCCGTTCAGCGCAGATCGCGATGGGAGACCCTGACGATGTTTTATTTTTGAGAGCTAAAAACTGGGGAACTGGAAAGATCCCTGCATGGCGCTCAAGTAGTAATAATTCAATTTACGCCGATTCATTTGATGAAATAATGCCCGAATTTTGGAATGGGTATGATGGAAGTGGAGAACCATATGGCCTTGTTAACAGGAAGCTCGCTAGAAGAGCTGGTCGTCTTGGAACGGCAAAATCGGATACATCAATTGAGGGATTTAACCCCTGTGCGGAGATCGCGCTCGGTGACGGAGAGAGTTGCAACCTTGCGACAGTTTTTCTCCCAAATATTGAATCGTTAAAAGACTTTCGAGACATTTCTGCTTTGCTGTATAAATGTCAAAAACAAGTTACTCAACTTGATTATCCATTCGAAAAAACTACAAACATAGTAAGGAAGAATGCCCGCTTGGGGCAATCAATTACAGGTGTTTTGCAGTCATCTGAAAAGCAATTGAGTTGGCTTCCAACTATTTATGAATATCTTGAAGGAATCGATAAAGAGCATTCCGCTAAAGAGGGTTTGCCAGAGTCTGTACGGCTTACGACAATTCAACCTTCAGGAACTTTATCTTTACTTCCAGGTATGACACCAGGCGTTCATCCGGGTTTTGCACAGCATTACATTCGTCGTGTGCGCTTCCGTTCGACTGATCCGCTAGTGGAAGCATGTCGTAAACGTGGTCACCATGTTCAATATGACGTTGGGCTGGATGGACGCGAGGATCACACTTCATATGTTGTCGAGTTCCCATGTAAGTCGCCAGAAGGGGCGACATTAGCGGGAGACATGACAGCTATAGATCAGCTTGAATGGGTCAAGCGTATGCAAACAGATTGGGCTGACAACTGTGTATCCGTGACTGTTTATTATCGCAAAGAAGAAATGGGCGATATTAAAGAATGGCTGAAAGAAAATTACACTAAATCAGTTAAATCAGTGTCTTTCCTGCTTCACACAGATCATAACTTTCCTCTCCCTCCATACGAGGAATGCACGGAAGAAGAGTATGAGACAATGTTATCGAAGATTGACTTTTCAGTTCCGTTGACCCAAGAAAATGGTAATCACGAAGTTGAAATAGACGATTGTGAAGGGGGCGCATGCCCAATCAAGTAAAGGGGGATTAACAGAGTCATGAAACATGAGGATGTTAAAATTAAAGTTTGGATAGATCAAGATCTTTGTACGGGGGACGGACTTTGTGAAGAAATTTGCCCAAGCGTTTTCGCAATGCATGACGACGGTTTGGCGTATGTCAAAGAGCCAGAATGGAAAACCATGTATGGCCCAGATGGCTCGTCTGGGAATGAACCCGTTTATCAAGGAGCCACTGGACTGGCCACAGTACCCGGAGAAGACGTCGAAGCGGCGATAGAGGCTGCAGATGAGTGTCCTGGTGAATGTATCTTTATCGAAGTGGCTGATTAAAACCGGAAAGGATATGCTGGTTGTATGACAGATACAGAAACCACACTAATACAAGAAATAGAATCTTTTTTAGAATTGACAGCTAATAGAGAACTATTTTCCGCTGATGAAATTCAAGACTTACTTTTAGATCTTAGAGAGAAAAGTCTCAACGAGGCTTCTTAACTACCACTTCTCTATGGGACAGTGGAGACCTGGAACTCGAACCTTTAAGGGCATAAAGCAACCACATTCTTTGCAGCGTTTAGATACTCGTCTAAAGCGATCACATTCAAGACAGTGCGCGTATTTCTCCGCAGGACGGAGTTCAGTCATCGTCTGTTTGTGAGGTGAGTGTCGCCTTTTTCCCAAAGTCGAGTGCCACATTTAAGGCACGAGTCTGACCATGGGTAGGTTTGGCGGTATTCGGGAGGATGTGAACAATCTAGAATTTCCGTGACGCCCACATTAACGATATCTCTAACAAATGCTGATAGGGATTTACCTTCACGCTCTGCTGCTAACTTCCAGCGTTCGTGGTCTCGTACAGTCGAGCGGATAAGAATCTGCTTGTCCGCAGGTCCGTCATCATCGCTGATTTTGGAAGAGATTGTGTGATCTAAAGTTTCAGCCACTTTGTCCATTGCGGCTTCGACATTGTCCACCTCTTTTTGGGCGTCGTCTACTTCTTGCTGATGGATCTTTTCAACTAATTCAGCCGCAGCAACCATAGGGTCATGCTGAACTACGGGTTCGGGTTCAGGTTCTGGTTCTGCTTCCATTGAAGCTTCAATTTCTTCCATCTCAGCCAAAAATCCATCTAAGTCGTCTAAGGAAACTGATTCTGTTTCTTCTTCAACTTCTGCTTCAGGCTCTTCTTCTATTTGGCTACCCTCTGGTGGAAGGTACTGTGTTGTTGGGATTTCTGTCGATTCGTCACTCATGTATATCAGTCTATGCTGTTTTCGTCGTCTGATAGGGGAAGTTCTATAACTTCGGCGTCTACGATGCTATTTTCGTCTGCCTCTCCAAGCATTTTATGAACCTCTTCTTCGGGCAGAACACCACTTTTAGCCATTAATTCAAGCAATTCTCTTGCTTCCTCTTCAGGGGAAAACTTGTTTACGGGCGCAGCATCGTTTTCGCCAATCATTGAGACACGTATTGGGTCAGAAAGATTAGTGGAAACATCCATTTGGATTGAAAGGTTATTGTTTTCCATGCCTAAGAGTTTCGAGCGTCTATCCATTATGGATAAAACCTGCTGAATTGCTTTCATGTCAGGTTCTACTTGTATTTCTGTTCCGTCATCCAATGACACTCTGCGATGTTGAGTCAATGGCCATATAGCCGCCTGCAGGGAGTCAAGTCGTTCTAATTCCATTCTAAGGACTTCAGGGTAAGCCATAAGGGCTTCACGGTTGAGTCGTTCTAACTGGCGACCAATTGCTTTTGAAACTACAGAAGTTGATATGCCGAAACGGCGACCGATTTCGTTTACGGCAACGCCACCTTGACGCATTTTGAATATGCGTAGGTCGCGTTCCGCTAAGAACTCTCTTGATAGGGCTTTACTGGTTTCTTCTGACATATTTAACTAACATCCATAAACTCGGTTACTTCAAAGGGAAACTTTACGCCACGTTTCATCTGTAGTGGCCAATACCTTAGATCCCTTGCGCCTCTAAAATGGTTAACTTCATATACATATTCTCCCATAGCAGTGGGGTCTGGTTGTAAAGCAAGCCCGAATTCAGGCCATCGAGACCATACAGCGGAACCAAAAGGTCGCAGTTCACGACTAGTCATAGAGGTTCCTAGAGGTGCATGATGCTCTAGCCAAAGAGCAACTCCGTAGACCGCCCTAATAGTGTCTAAGTATTTAGCAACTTCAATAGCTACGGCTTCTGAAGTACGAGTACCAGGATCTAGAAATGCCTTATACAGCGGACCCATGACTAGTAGATCTGGTTTAGTTTCTTCTATGTGCTGTTCAAGTAATATTCGATCATTGGCGTTGAGTAGATCCAAGCCATCTGGCTTGATAAACAAATGGGCTTGCATTTTGTCTGCGTAACCCATTGATTTTGCCGCTCCTACAATATTTCTAGAAGTGCGTCGGATGATTCGTTCAGGGTTCTCTAAGTCAACGGTAAGCGTTCTGATAGGTTTCATTTGTTGGAAGGTGAAGGGGTTTACTCCTAAACCGGCACAAATTGCTACTTGTCGTGCAAGCATAGTTTTACCTACACCTTCTGCGGCTACGACCATTACACGTTCTCTGCGTTCCAAAAGTCCAGGTATCAGCCAATCGTATGCGTCACTGACGGCTTCCTGTAGAAACTCGTCCCATACGACTAAACGCCCTTCGTCTCGGATGCCTGTGTCATCGGTTGTTTGAGCTAATTGTTGTGTTCTGTTGAGTATTTGTGCAGGAGATTTGTCAGGATCGTTCAGTAATTGGCGAATTTGCTCTAGGGCAAGTTCTTCGCGTGTGGGAGGAGGAAGTTCTTCTTCGGGTGATTCCTCTATCTCTTCTTGTGTTTCTTGTCCTTCAAATTCAGACTTGAGTGTGGTTGACTCAACTTTTATGAGTTCAGTAGTTGAACCCCCTGCTTCTATATGGTCGGTTATGTCCTTCGCTTCTGGGCATTTGAAGATTTCGACATCACATCCGACCTTTTTGAGTTCCCCATAGACGTGGAGGGCGTGTTTTCTTCCAATTTCGTCGTTGTCGGCGATGATATCCACCGTTGCTCCTGCGAGAGCCTCAGTGTGTATTTCAAGCCATTTTCCCGCTCCACCTGGCATAGTTGTAGCGCAGGCACCCATTTGATTGAGAGTGTCACAATCCTTTTCTCCCTCCACAACAAAGATTGATTCTTTTTTCTCTATCGACTTTTTAACTGAAGGCAAATTGTATAAAACTTTTGGCGTGTTGCCTAGTTTGTAGGTCCATCCGCCGGAACCATCAGGACGTCTTTGACGAAAAGTTTTCTTTCCATCAGGTTCAGAAAAGCGAACTTTTTCAAAAAGAAGAACCCCATCTGTATCTTTATATTCGTACTTACTCACAAATGTAAGTTTTGGAGCTTTTGCTTTATCGTATTTAGGTGGATC